CAGAGAGATGATTATTTACCAGATTGGTATGCCTGGACTCTGGCAGAAATTCACGGAAATGCGTGAGATAGTTAAAAAAGAGCGAGAAAAAGTCGAGCGTGAACAAAAAAAGCTCTGGAGGAAGCTGCTCTCAAGAGACGGCAGTTCATTGACAAATGGCAGGTACGTGGAGCGTTACTTGCTGGTTGCTTTGTCCTCCTGACTACGTTTGCTGTATTGATGTACGGGATTCACCTAGACTACCAAAAAAGTATTAACAGAAGTGCCAAATAATGTTCAGTTTGTTCAATCCGTGGATAATTGTTGGTGTGCTAGGGTTAGTGCTGAGTTCCTATTTCTACGGGCATCACCAGGCTTATGTTGAACAAGAGGTAGAGGTCGCTAGGCTCAATGCCTTGGAGAGGGATAAAGAGAAGCAGATGCAAGACATGGCAGACAGTCATGCCAAAGAATTGAGAAAGGCCAATCAGAATGCCAAAGCTGAAGTTACTAAGTTGCAGTCTGACCTGTCTAGTGGTCAGTTGCGCTTCACCGCCCGCACCGTTTCAACCTGCCAAAATACCACCTCTGCCAGTGGAGATACAGAAAGCAGAGCCGAACTTGACCCAGAGGTTAGTCAAGCTCTTGTCGCCATCACCGCAGACGGAGACAATGCTATCAGGCAGCTTAACGCCTGTATTGACCTCTACAACCAAGTAAGGAGTGAACAATGAACATCAACCTCAAAGCTGTCGTCACCATCATTGCAAGCATCTCTTTAATGGGTGTAGTGGCTTGTATGATTTGGATGTTTCTACTGGCTATTTACGACCCAACTGTTGACGATAAAGTTGTATTTGATATTATTGGACCAGCATTCCAGACCATCGTGGGTGGATTTATTGGACTCATCACAGGCATACATATAGGGGATAAAAAGAATGACGATGTTAACTAAAAACTTCACGCTAGAAGAGCTGACTCATACTGACCACAGAGAGCTGGATAACACCCCTAGTGAGTATGAAAAGGCTAACCTTATGCGCTTGGCAGAGTTCCTAGAGCAAGTTAAATACGTACTGTATGACAAGCCTATCATGGTCAACAGCGCGTTTCGGTCAAAAGCCGTGAATGATGCGGTGGGCAGTAAAGACACTAGCCAACACAGACTAGGATGTGCAGCAGATATAAGAGTTCCTGGTATGACACCAGACCAGGTTGTTCAAGCCATTATCAACAGTGAGCTACAGTATGACCAAATTATTCGTGAGTTTGACCGTTGGACTCATCTATCTGTGCCTAATAGTCCTAATGACAAACCTAGACTACAAAAGTTAATCATAGATAAAGCGGGGACAAGACTCTATGCCTGATAACTCAGAAGTCTTACAAGCCATGTCGGATACACCACCAATACTGGATACGATTGCTCAACAGCAAGGTGCTGGCTTGTTTGAGGCAGCACAAAAGGAGTACCCGTATTTGCAAGGTAAGGACATTGCCTACAAGTTCTCTCCACAACAAAACCCAGAATATATGTTGGAGTCGTACAAAGGTGAAGACTTGCCGGAGTGGGCTAAAGGCAGACAGGCAGCTATAGAGGTGTTTAATCCTAAAACCTCACCTCTGGACATTCTAGGAGATTATGTTAGCCATTATGCGGTAGAGACAGACCCGCAGCTGCAACAACTTTATCAACAGTTCCAAGGCCAACTAAACCCAAAATCTATGCAAGAGAGGTATCAATACCATGTTGCTAATTTTGGAGAAAACAGGCCATATGAGCAGTGGTATCAGATGACAGGGTTGCCAGAGATGTTTAGGGGTTATACCTTTAACCAGTGGGAAAACCCTAAAGAGTTATATACACCAGCTCAACTACAAACACTAGATACAGTTCGTCAATATTTGGGGATTAAATAATGGCTAGGAAACAAGGTCCATCATTATCAGTAGGACGAGAAGAAAAACTCCCAGTATCCAAAGGGGGAGGGTTGACAGCCAAAGGACGAGCAAAATACAACAAAGCAACAGGGAGCAAGCTAAAAGCACCCCAAAAATCAGGACCAAGGCATAAATCATTTTGTGCTCGTTCTAAAAGTTGGACGGGAGAAAGAGGCAAGGCTGCCAGAAAGAGATGGGGATGCAGATGAAAACACCTAAAGCCAAGCGTGGTCTTTACTACAATATCAACAAGAGACGAAAAGCGGGGCTACCAGCCAAGAAACCAGGACAGGCTGGCTACCCTACTAGGGCAGCCTTTAAAGCGGCTGCTAGAACCGCTAAAAAGCGTTAAGGAGCGGGTAATAGGCCACCCTCAAAGAGGTATGTGCCAAAGTGCCCCAGCTGCGCCCACGGTGCTGCCCATACCTTCAGGCCAGCCTCTCTAGCTTTCCAACAGAAGAAGTAGTCCTCAGACAGCAGTCTCTCTGTGCCTGGTTCAATAGCACAGGCAAAGTATTCTGTGATCCACTCTTGCTGTTCTACGCCTTGTCCTATAAAACCTACGTCATTCTTGTACTTGTTGACTACCTTCTTCATGCGTTCAAAAGTGCGTCTCTTGATCAACATGAACCCTGTACCGCCATTAAAGATTTCCACAGGCTTGTCCACAGGCACAGTCACTGAACCTTGATAGTCTTTGAGGTTGATCACTAGAGACCCTGTACGGTTCTTCCACTGGTCTACGGGTACGCCTTCTGCAGCTGCTTGTGCGACCCCAGCCCAGTTAATCTCCTTCTTAGGGTAAATGCCACAGATGATGTCCTTGTCGGACTGGATCATCTTCACAATATCACCTGGGTGAAACTTGATGTCTGCGTCTATGAACATCAGGTGGGTGTACTGCTTGTTGGTCATGAAAGTATGCGCCAGAGCGTTCCTACCCCGCTGTATGAGGCTTTCGTTGAACATGGCAGAGAACCCCATGCTGATACCGTTCTGCTGCAGTGCGTGCCCCAGAGTAATTAGGGACTGAGTGAAGTAACCTGTACACATACCACCATACATAGGGGTGGCTACAAACACGTTGATCTTCTTCTCTTTCTTCTCTGCTTTCACTTCTGTCACTTCTTTTTTCTTACGAGTTGCCATGATAAATCCTTGTTGAGTTAAGAAAAGGCATACTGTGGATTACGGGGGTATGCCAGCTCCCGTCCTAACTCCCAGGATTGCCCTGGAGTTCGCATCCACTGCTGTGTTGGTGGGACGTGCGGGGATCGAACCCACGACAAACGGATTAAAAGTCCGCTGCTCTACCATCTGAGCTAACGTCCCTCTTGACCGTCTTTGTACCCTTCCGAGTAAGCTAGAGTCCACAGTTCTTGCAGACTCATGTTGATGAATCTCACGAGATGTCTTCTATTCTCAGCACATATTTGCCCGTCTTCAAAGACTTTCTCCACCCGTGGACGTGTATCTTGATGTTGGCTTTCCTCACCCATGAGATGGTCTCACTTTCTTGTATCTTCTTGATTCTGGTGGACACTGCACTGGCAGTCACTTGCACCGCCAGCACCTCATTCTCTTTAATGGCTAACAGATCGCACCACCCCCAGAGGTCCTGTCTAATGCGTGCAAATGGATTCCAATGCTCGACTATAGACACTAGATAACCTTCCTCTCTAAGGTAGGCTAGAGACCGCTGGGTGGGGCTGATCTTCTTAGTTGCCATCAGAAGGGCACGTCATCATCAGCTGCTGCAGCCTTTTTAGCGTAACCAGGAGTCACCTCACGGTCTTGCATCTTGATGCCCTGTTCTTGCAGACGTTTCTTTTTCAACCAGTTGTCTTCTTTGATGGAAAGCAGAGTGTTGCCTCTGGAGGTATCCTTCTTCCACGCACCCAGATACAACTTCTCACCCCGTTTGTAGTCCATCTCTAGGAGGACGTAACCAGAGTAGTCTGGTGACATCTCATGTTTGCGGTCAGAGACTTCATTCCAATACATGACACCTTTGCCATGTTGTTCTGGATAACCTCCTACGTTTATTTTCTTATCGTATGGCATTGTCTTCTCCTTAAATGTCTATGGTTTCTGCGTTGTGGGGGATGTGAGTTGCTGGGTCTACACCAGCTTGTGCGATAGCAGCCTTGAGTTTGATCTTCTCGTGGCTGCTAAACTTGTTGATTACCATATCGTTCACCACATACAGCGACATGATCTTCTCGGTCTTCTCGTGAACCTTTAGTTTGCCACTGCCAGAGATGCGTTCTACAAGTCCCTGATAGGCTTGTATCCACTCGTCTACGGTATTCCAGGCTGAGTGTGCCTCTTCTAGGTTAGGGACGAATAGAGGCCATTCTGCGGTCTGCTGCTCTTGTACCACTTCTTTAATGATCTCAACTGGAGTCGGTGGTATAGCAGACTGCTCTTGTCTTGAAGTCGAAAAATCCTGTACTTCTTCAGGCGTGTAGACACCGACAACGCAGCCTGGATAGACCGATCTGATACCCTCAGAGACGCACCTAGCACGCAACATTGCCCTGGGATAATTGCGCCAGTTGTCCTTGTTGGCAATACCAATAAGTTTGGCCTTTGCGAGTGTCCAGGTGACTTCAAGGCTGCCTCCCGCTGGATGGCTAAATACTCCCGTGACTTGCTCATCCTCGTATACCTTCCAATTAACTGCACCACCCGCTTGTTGAAACCTCGCCAGCATAGCATCAGCCTTGAGAGCTGGACGGCCTTGGATGACGTGGTAGTCCCGCATGGCGATGGCGGGGTGTAAGTCTTCTGCCTGGCACAGTAGCATGATTGCCATTGCCTCTTGTGGGTTTTTGAACCCGAACATCTTAGAACCAGCTGCTACTTCAGCCATTGTCTGGATGTCATTCAGGGGTATTAAGTTGTTGCTCATTAGGTTTGCTTTCGTTAAAAGTTAGGAGTGCGTCTGCGAGTGCAAACGAGGATGCTGCAATCTCTTCCACTGTAGCGAACTTGCTATATGCGTAAGAGACCATACCAGAGGCTATGTGTGTTGCCACCCAGAGACGGGTGTCTATCCCGTCATGCTGGGTCACCAGGCCAGAGGTAGGATTGCGGTGGAGAAAGGGGTAGACTTTGTTCATTCTTGTCCCCTTGCACGAATATCAAAAGCCATTTGTTTGTGCCATTCAGCAATCTTGGCACATTTCTCACGCTCATGCTCTTCTACCAGTTTGGCAAACTCTTCTAGTTTATCTAACCACATTGGCTCGCCATTGGCATACTCGTGAGGTAACTTGACCTTGTTGGCAATCTCTATGATTTCTTCTTTAGTCATTAAAAAACTCCTTATGAACCCATACGGTCATCTTGTCACGAGTTGTACCAGAGTCAACAATGAGACCCTTCTTGACCAGCTCTGCACGCCTGGAGCGATATGTACTCTTGTGTGTGTTGAAATAGATGTTTAACTGTTCGTCAGTAAAACCTGTATAACCACGATCTTGAGCGTAATTGAGGACCTTCTGCTGTATGTCTGTGATTTTGTCGATCACTTGTTCTGCAGCCTGTCTGGAGGTTATGGGGTCTGTGCGTCTGTACTTGGTAAACAGATCGTGTTGGTAGGGGTTAAAGTCCATCATCATGATTTCACCAAGAACCTTCTGCTGCCAGGTACTGGGCGCACAAATTGTTCGTAGATGTCGGGCATGGACTGCTGAAAGAGTTTGCTGTCAAACTTCATAGATGCCTTTGCGTTCTTCCAGGTTGCCAGCACCTTGTTGTCTATAGACACAAGTGTGCCCTTGTCTTCCATATATCCTTGGATCATGGTCTGAAGCTGTGCCTCCTGTGCCTCTAGAACTTTGATTTGATCCTTAATGGATGCTAGGGTATTACAGGCCATTTCTACGCTCTGTGAGGCCGTTTTAAGGCTTTCTGTAGAGTTCGGGAACATGACTTTAGTTTGTTCCAAATCTTCTGGGGGGTATGGGCTATTTGTCTGTACTCTTGCCCAGACTTCAGCCAGTTGCCACAGAAGTTCTGTTTTCATCTGTTCTGTGACGTGCACGGGGAACAGCTGCAGCTCCTGACCGCCAAAGAGGACTGCCAAGTACACCTTGCTGCAGCCGTACACCAGTGCCTCGTGGATGCACTGTGCCATGTCTGCGGGTGGGATCAAGCCTGGTTCAAACTTGTTGCGGACTGCTGCGTTGTAGTTCTTGCATTCCACCAGGATGGTTTGTCCATCTTCTTTACCGACAAAATCAAAATGTGATTTCAGCCAAGCCTCTTTTGGATGCGTGATTGCGTCCTCAATCTTGTGGAGTTCTACCTTTAAGCGTTCAGATGCAAGTCTACCTATAACAGGTTCAAAAACATGGCCCATCTGTACTGCCTCAATGTCAGATAGATCAGGAATAGGCATTTGGCCTGTCTTGGTTAAGATGACCTCGTTAGCCTTGCCTTGTGCGATGCGCCTGGAGTCTCCAGACCACATGGCAGAGTTGCGTGTTGCGGGTGAAAAGTCACTCATGTGTTTACCTTTAAGTTGAAGTTAGGAATATGTGGAAGAACCACACAGTTGATTATACACATAGATGATTAGTCTAGAAGTAATCTGTTGAACCACCCGAGGGTGAAAACTAATAAATTTAAAAACACACCAGAGGCTGGGTGCTTGTTTCCAATAGGAAAACCACCAGAGAAAAGTACCCTGTGGATAACTTTTTTTCTAGTAATCATGCTCTCGCATGGGCATTCTCGTTTATCTAACTTAGAGTTCTGATGAACTCCCCTAGTTTTCTCTACCCCGAACCGTAGTAGGAGATACAAGCTAAGTTCAGTACGTTTATCGGGATTGGTCATGCCTACCGCACCCAGGGACTGGTGGTCTATCCCCGTGCCAATCATCTTAGCAAACATTACAGAATGCACCAAATGATAAAAACTATCGCAAACACAAACCCGATAGCTAAAATCAATGAGTCATCCTCGTCAACCGCATACAGGTCCTGGGGTTCGTAGATCGTGTAGTCCAGATGACCAGGGAAGGCTTCTGGAAGTGTCCTAGCAAACCGCTGAGTGGTGTGGTTGCCATCTTGCCAAGTCTTGTACTTAATCATGCTGCCAGCTCCTCGTAAGAGGGCACATACACATATGCGTCCTCGTGTTCATCGTAGTACCAGTAACCCATATTGACCTCCTTGTTGTTGATGGAGTAATTCTGATGATTAGGTGACGAGTTGTCAAGTGGAAAGTGGTATATTATTGACGATAGTCTTTACCTATGTATAATATGTATTTAATAGGGAGACGTACATCTAGTTCAATTACTAGGTGAGTGGCTATATAGTTAACAGGGTATCTGATAGGGTAGGGAGAACAGAATGTAAGTGGATACCACTACTCGTTCTCTATTGTAAATCTCCCCCCAAAAGGGGGTCTCGATGCCTCTTCCCTCACTCAGCTGGAGGTCTCGATGCTGGTGGTCGTACGCATCTGGAGAACTTAACATAACGCCCGTTGTATCAAATTGAACTGGATTTTGGGTAAGTTGGTAAGTGCTTACTCACATTTTTGTATGTAAGTGAGCGGTTACTTCATGGGGACGGAGGGGGTGGAAAGTGTGACCCCCACTTCTCGCCCACCCCAAAAAAATTATGTGTTTCTGTGGCTTTGCAGTTGCCACTTTGAGGCTATGTGAGTGTGTACTTGCATAGCCTCTTTTT